AAAGGGAAACCCTCCCCACCGATTGATGGAGAGGGTTAGTAGGGTTAGTCATCTAATCCAGCAAGAAGATCGTCAATTTCATCATCGTCATCTTCAACTACTTTCTTTTTTGGGGTCGATGTCGCTTTCGACTTTACATGAACCATGGGAATGTCATCTTCATCTTCATCTTCATCGATTACTACTTCTTTTTTGGCTTGTTTTAGAGGCTTGCGCTCTTCTTTCTCTGCACCAACGAAGAAGTGTTCGTTCAGAACTTCTTGAAGCTCATCGTAAGTCTTCACGGGATAAACTGCTTCAAGATCATGAAGAGACTCACAAATCTTATCAATCTCTTCCTCATCCAAAACAGTCTTGGACTTGGTAGTGATGAACGAAGATTCGAATGTGGTGTATTCACCTTTCTTCTCAGCAACGATCTTGAAATCATGTCCTTTAGTTGGGTCGAAAATGTCCCATCCAAGTTCATCGGAACGCTCCCCTTCGGTGGCATCATCAATGATTTTCTTAATTTGTGGACCCATACGAAGAATCCTCGTAGTGCCATTGTTTTCTGGTTTAGCAGGATCATTGATCACGTAAACATTCACAAGCCACTGCTCTTTCTGAGCAATTTCTGCTTTGTATTCTTTGTTCTCAGCTTTAGGATTAGCTTCTTTCCAGCTTTTCCAAAGTTTCCAACGAAGTTCAGAGATTGGATCACGATCACCAAAGGTCTGTAGACCGATGAAGCTCATATACGAACCTGTTGCTTTGCTGTTCCAACCATTTACCCAATGATGGAAGAGACTCTTTTCAGGATTCTCTACATTAGGGATCAGACGTAGGGTATAAGTATGACCAGCGGGAAAGCTCATAATATTTGAGAATTGTCCACCAGATGATTCATTACCCTTGTTTAAAGCTGCTTTGATCGAATCGAACATTGCAGCACCGAATTTGCTTTTTGTTTTTGTTGCCATATTGTTGTTTAGTTAATTTAGTTTAGTTGTTGGTTTACCTTATCAATTGCTTGTTTTGAAAATTCCTTCATTTTTTTACTCAGATAAAATTTGTTCTTCGTTTTTTGAAACGAAATCCAAAAGTCTGAGAAAATAAAATCCAGAATACGATTCTCCACCTCGATTTTTGTAACACCTAAAGAATGAAGCGCATACATATTTATATGGTGATTCTTCAGATGGTCAATCATGTTCGGTAGAGCGTCTTCAATATATAATGGATATTCTTTCAAAGTCAAGTTTTTTTCTTTGCAGAAATTTTTGACAAATTTAAGACTATCCACCAATCGATTGAGAGAACTTTCCGAATCAGGATCATCCATCTCAATTTTCTTCATGTATTGAGAGTATGCCTTCTTTGCTTTGGAAGTCAAGTAAAAATCCAAATCAAAATAGTCATCATCCTCAAAAATTACGTAAGGGGCAGCGAAATAATCATCAATTTTAATATTTTGATAACTATTGAAAAATCTTTCCAGAGAAGCGAGACGATCTAGCTTGGTTTGATCCATGTCGGAGAAATCCTTACGAATCCGAAATGGTTTGTCACGCATCTTGCGGGAGATGGCGAGATGAGAATTGTAAATTCTCTTTTGAAAGTCTGTCATATCAATCATTTAATATCTATCATTATAACTCATGAACGCATCCATGTAAGCGTCTTCTGTCATATCACGAATATCCCATTCAACAGATTCCAACCATCTTTTATTAAAATTGATACCATCAACATGTTCAGATAGCCATAAAATATAAGATGGTTCAATATCAGCAATCTCATCAAAAGATTTACCTTTATATTTCCCAAAATTAATTATATCCTCTGGTTTTTTCACTTCTTTCTTTTTTTCTGCTCTGAATTAATGTATTTCGTGATGAACTTACTACGTGAAATAGTAGGATCATAGTCTAAAAATACTCTAACCAATTCCTGATCGGAATCAAGCGACAATATCGTTTTCAGTATTGTTTTCAGTTTCTCTTCTTGGAGAGTAGTCACGAAAACATTTTGAATAGATAATTTTTTTCCTTTAAGATGATTTATAAAGGAACAATAGCATAGGAAGAGGTGATTTGTTTCCTCTTCCACAATTTCTGATGATGGATCAAAGCTCATAATTCTGTAAGTGTTTCGCTGAATTTCAAAAATTCCTTGGTGATTTTACCTCCTGATGCCCATTCGCCGCCACCACCGTCACACAGATTAGCAGCCATTTTAGCAATGTCAACCTCCGATCCTTTACATTTTCTAAAAGAAACGAATTTTGTATCAGGGTTCATTACAATTACAGCGTCTCCTTTATAATTTTCCATAATGGAATGGCTCAATTCATTCACGGAGAACTTAGAAATCGTGGAAATGACCTTAAATCCTTCCCATTCTCCTGTGAATAGTTGAATTTGCTCCAATTCTTTTTCTAATTCCTTGAAAAAACCTTCAGCAAGCTTAACTTCTGTGGTAGTGAACCCGTCAAACCCGTTCCAGAAGCGATTTACAAAATTAATAAAGCGATTTCCACCAGATTTACGATAAAGAGCATTGAGATACTTGGTTTCTTCGTGTTTTAGATCATATGAATTGTAATCATCGATATATAGGAAGAATTTTTTCAAATCTTTCGTAAATTCCACCTTTTCTTTGAATTTTTTATACAACATCTTGGTGCAAGATGAACATTCTTCCTGAATCATGGTGGAATCCCATGTTTTAAAGTCTTCGGGACGGTCTGAAACGAACACCACACGATGATCATCAATCTTTTTGATGAGATTTTGATCTAAAACCATGCCGACTACGAAGATTTTATCATAATCTTCTGCATTTTCTTTAGCCCAAGGTAGGTATTGCTCCTCGAATTTGCCAAAAAAACAGTGGCGATACTCAAAATTCTTAAATAAATTACCTAAAAGAACTGTAGAACCAATACCATCCAAATCTGAGTTGACCCAAGCAAAGATACGTTGCATGTCATAATTACTCGGATTTAAAGAATTGTCAATCATAATAACACAACATGTCGCTCCATCCAACGGCTCAAAGTCGTCTGTTTCGTATTCAGAGTCTTACGTTCGCCGTGGATGAGCTAGACGTTCGGCAAAATAATCCCCCACCCCCCTCCTCCCGACGACAAAGAGAAACAACAAACATTATGACAGATAATACAAAGAAAGGATATTTTGATGAAAATCTCACTTTTGATGGGATACAGAAGACAATCGATGATTTAGTAACAAATTACCCAAATCATATCGGCGTTATTACCGCAATTGGTAAGTTGGGTAGCTTAATGTCAATTTTACACGATGACAACAAAGAACAAAACCGACTAACAAAAATCCAGAATAGGCGAGTGGAGATTTTATCTTGGGTTGTCGGTGTTTGCACCTTGATTACGACATTTGCAACCATCATGAGTATCTGTAAGTGAATTACGGGCAAACCAATCCATAATCTCTTTAACTTTTCTATCCTGTTCACGATTGAATGATTCTTGATATTCTTTTTCAGTGTCTCGTTTGTCAGCATTTGTAATAAATCTCCACATCCTAGAAAAAAATGAAGAAGCCGAACAAGACGCTCCATCCAACGGCGAAAACGTCTTTGATTGTTTCGGACTCTGTTTGCGCCGTGGATGAGCTTGACGTTGTGTATTATTTTTATTTTTATTTTTCATAAGGTCTGTATTGTATTCTATTTTTTAAGAAAATCAACCATTTGATAATTTTTGCAATAAGTCCAATTCATCATTGTCCATAATTTCTTCCTCATCATCCGATTGAAATACTGTGAGCGTTTGATAATCGATTCTCATAGTCTGCACTGTTCCACGCATTCCAAATCTATTTTTCATCATTCCTAGACGAATTACACCCATTTCTTGATCTTCTTCGTTCTGAAAGATGGAAACCACCACATCGGCAGTAGTCGATATTGAAATCGATTCTGATACGGACTCCAATCCGGGTTCTCCACCATATTCCGAACGCCGAATTTGACTTGCTGATACTATGGGACACTTGAACACATACGATAATGCTCTGATTTGCTCACAAATGTTTTTACCCTTCTCATAAGAATTATCACCAGCAGCCGTAAGCAAAGTAAGGTAATCAAGCACCACAGCATCGATTCTGATACCAGAATCTTTCATTTTCTTGATGAAAGCACCCAATTGCTTGGGGGTAATCGTAGATGGGGGGAATTCTTTGATATAAATCCTACCATCAGTGTTCTTATGCTCTTGTTCAAGGGCATGTCGAAGCGTTGGAACACAATTTCGGAACTCTTTCATCGGAATCTTTGTCACATTGGACGCAATTCTCTTAGCATAGAGTGTTTCCGACATCTCCAGAGTCACCACAAGCACATGTTTACCCTGTGATGCCATGTTTGCTGCCACATTACCAAGGAAAATACTCTTACCAATGTTGGATTGACCAGCGAACACATACAATGCCTTGCCAGCTTCTTGGAATCCACCTCCCAGTGCTTCATCTAACCATGCCCATTTGGAAGAAATGGTGGTTTCATCACTCAAAATGTCATCAATGACCTTTTGAGTGATGAAACCACCATTTCTTCC